GGCGCGAAGTAGATCGGCGACTTGTCGCGCTCCTCGACCTCGGCCAAGGTCAGGTACTTCTCGGCCTGCCCCTCAAGGTAGGTGATGCGATCCAGCGCAACACCCGGCAGTTCGAGGCTCATCTGGTGAGCCAGCATCGACTGCACGGCCAAGAACCAGCGCTGCGGAATCTCCAGTTCGCCGGAGAGAGAGCCGACATCCATAATCTGGCGCGAGTACCAGACCGTCATCTGCACGAAGGTGTCCGAAGGCACCGGCCAGAGGTAGATCTCCGACTCGGGGATCGTGCGGTTGAACCAGTACTGGAAGGGCTGGTTGGCGGTGAAGTTTTTGTTTGGCAGGTTCGTGTAGTCGTCCCGGTTCAGACGCGCCATCGTGATCTCGGTCGAGTTGTTCCCAAAGTAGAGTTCGCGAAGCGACAGCGTCGAGCCGTTTCTGGCCCGGATCCGGTAGAACTGCACGGTCTGGCCCGGGTCGATGTCGTACCAGAGCCATTCATCGTTGACCCAAGCGGTCACACCCGGGTCGTAGAGCGTTTTCCAAGTGATCCCGTCGGCGGAGTACTCAAATATGCAGTCGATACTCGCAGAAACGCCCGGCAAAACGCCGATTGAGCCGATGTAGACCGGGTTGTTGGTGCCGTAATCGACTGTGATGGTGCCGTTGGCGCTGGTTTGGGTGCAGAGGGTGTCAATGTTCGAGTCAAAAGCGTTTCCAACGATGCCCCCGGCACTCGATGCGTACCCGCCGGTGCTGTTCGGGGTGGGCCTGTTCATTTGGCGGTACAGTGCTTGGAGCACATCGTTGCCGCCAAGAGGCAATTTGTAGATGTACTGGTCGGCCTTCAGGCCGTAGACCTTCTTGTCGATGGCCCAGTACTGGATCCCGATGTTGATCAGGTTCGAAAGCAGAAAAAACAGCGACTCGCGGGCACTCAAAACCTGCTCGGAGGTCAACTCCTCGGCCAATTTCCCGCAGCGACGCGCCCCGTGATCAATCAGGGTCTGGACTTGGATGACGGTCGTACCGACGGTTCCCGAGTAGGCCATGTTCACCTCACCATCCGGGGCAGTTCCAACGCTTCATGGACGCACGGGCGCGACTCCCCTTATCGCTTTTCTCTGCAACAGGCTCCATTCTCGCGCAAAACGAGTCCCGACGAGCACCCCCTTGGGGCTGCGGAGCCTTCAAATTCGACCCAGTCTCGCGGTTGTACTTGGCCCGACCCTTGGCAGTCAGCCCTGCGCCTTGATCAACCGGCATCTTCTCGCCGCGGCCAACCGCCAGACTTACTCCGCCTGATTTGAGCTTGGCGGTTTTGGCTGACTGCTTGAAGGCTTCAGTCGTTGGCGCACCCGTGCTGCCAGCTCGGCGCATTTTTTCGCCAGAGCCTTCAGCGATTCGCTCACGCTTTGCATTAATGTTTGCATACAAGCCACCATCCTTCATCTTTTTGGAATATAGCTTTTCCACAATCTCCAACCTCTCGGGTTTGGTTGTGGCTTGGCTGACAATCTTTAAACGCTCCGGCTTGCTCTTGCCCTCTTCATAGAACCCAGCCTTTTTTAAAGACTGGACTACTCCGCCATCTTTCATTTTTTTGTCGGCCTTTACAAACTCTTTGCCGACCTTTTGCGGCACACCACCAAAGCCACCCTTAGTATGGGCGGCGGCTTGCATCAAACGATGCTGGGCTGGTGATTTGCTTGGCATAATTAACCGTAAGATTTAACCATCTCAAGGACAATGGTGTAGAAGTCGCCGTTAGAAGCATCAGCAGTGCTGAACAATACATCACCAGTTTTTCCAGCGCCTGCGTTGTTAGTCAAACCGCCGAACTTTTCAAAATCAAATGTATATTCAGAATTTTGTGGCACACACCAGCAAAATACATCTGTGGTTGCATCCCAATAAATTTGTACTTCCAAGCCATGCGTTGCGGCATGAATCCTTGTAATAGTTACGCCAGTGCAGGCTCGGCCAGATGCACTTGATGTCAAAGCAGAAACATCCACCTTCAAAACTTTGCTTTCACCAGTACCGTCAGAAAGGTTGGTGAATTTCATGATTGCCATCCGCTCACCATCTATGAGCGTTTGACTTGCGACTGCATCGGCCATGACTTATTCCTTAAATTAAAAGCGGGGGCCGAAGCCCCCACCTTGGTTCAGCACACTCGTCCGCCGCGCTTCTTGGCAGGTGTCACAGTGACAGACTCCTTGGTCTTGGTGACGCTGCCTTCTGGCACTTTGGGAGAGAACAAGCCCTTGATCCCCTGCATGACGCGCTTTGGAGCGCCGAGGATCGCATTACGCATCCCCTCGTTCTCCTCGCGCTGAGACTTCTCCCAGTTCTCATACGCCCGCTGGTTGCGGTTCGTCTTCAACTGGTCTTCAGCCTCAGCAGGGATGCCACCCTCCTTCATCTTCTTGCCGTACTTGCTGTACACCTCGTTGGAGTACGCCTTGGCCTGTTTCATGGCCGTGGCGTTCTCCTTCGTGAATGCCTTCTGCAAGCGGCCTTCAGCGGCAGTTACCTTGCCGCCTTTCTTGAAGGTGCCGGAGAGTTCGGTGATGGACACCGGGGCTGTGGGCTTTTTGCGGCCTTGGGGCATCGCGACGGGGGCACCGCTATCAACAACTCCCCCCGCCGCGTAGGCTTTTTTTGCTGCGCCGCCTTTTTTGTAGCCGCCAGCATTCGCCTTCGCAACGCCACCAGTAGCGTAGCCACCATCGTTGCCCATCTTCACCTCGCCGGTTTTGGCCGGAGAGTGATCGGGCTTTGCGGTGTGCATCTTGGTGTTGCGGTACTCGCCACCTTGGTTTTCGGTGTTGATGATGCCGCTCTTGGGCAAGCCGCCCTCAGCCATCTTGACCGAGCCGCCTTTTTTGTAGCCGCCCTGACCCATGACCACACCACCGGTCTTCAGGCCCTTGTGAGCCTTGGACGCGGGCTTGTCGGCGTGTTCTTTCAACGCCTTGGAGGTCTTGGCCATCTTGGCCATCTCGGCCTTGTGCATGGACTTGGTCTCGCCGCCCTCTTTCATCACTTGAGCGGCCATGCCCACGGGAGCCGCGGGGGCGGCACCAGCAGGCATTGCACGCATCGCACGACGACGAGCAGCCATCGAGGGCTTCATGGGGGCCTTGGCACCCATCATGCCGCCACGAGCGGGCATCGAAGACATCGCGGGAGCAGCCATGTCTGGCGAGCCGCCCATCTGCATCTTCTTCTCCACCTTGCCGCCCTTTTTGAGTTTCAACTCAATGGACGGCTCGGTGGTCATCATCTTCACCATCGGTTTGAATTGGCCCATGATTACCTCTCCTTCGCAACGAAGATGTAATCCACCGTCATGGTTTTGGCCACGGCCTCACCATTCTGGATTGCAAAAGTCGGCGTCAAGTCTTCGTCATCAACCAAATTGGTGGTCACCGAAGTTCCTAGGGTCACGCCATTTACGGAATACTCAATCACCGATGCGCCGTCGTAGTAGAAACCAAGGCGGATGAAAGTGTCATTTGCCACGGTAGCCACAGACGCGGTCGTCGTGGCGGTGCCGTTTTTCTCAACCACCAAGCTCACAGAGGTAGAGCCGTCGGCTTTGATGAAAAACACGCCATCGGAGACATCCAGCGGAGTGCTGTCAGTAATTTGCAGACCGACTACGAAATCCGATTGGGTTGCGTCACTGACCTTGAAGCGAGCCTCAAAGAACAGTTTCTTGCCGGAAGCAAAGCGAAAGGATTCGCCAACCTTCTGCAAGGACACAAGATCGTCGTCCGCTGCTGTGTTGGTGAGCAGAAGTAGACCGCCATCACCGTCTGTCAACGCCTGAGTAGCGCCCGCCTGCGTTTCAGTTACTGTCCAATTTGCGGCTGTGTAATAGTCGAAATCTTCGAAGTAAGTATGAAACAGGGTGGGCGCTGGCATTGCCAGATCAGCAAACGGCGAATCTTCTCCCACATTGGTTACCCCATTGGGGAAACGAGTTATGAGCAGATTTGACATTTGGTTCTCCTGTGAAGAGGGAGGCCGAAGCCCCCCATCTCATGTTTAGACACCCGGCGTGCCGTACATGGCGCGAGGATCGGTGAAGCCGATGTCGTAACGCTCGGTGGCCTTGTAGCGCATCGAGTCGGTTTCGAAGTCGCCCTCCATCGTCTTTTCCAGACGACGGCGCATCATCAGTTTCATGCCCTCGGGCGCATCGGTCTGCACCCACCATGCGGTTGCGCTGGTCAGACGCGAGATCACAGCGGCACCCTCGTCCAGCAAGCCAATCGACTTGATGGGGTTGATGTCGTTGTTCGCGTTGCCAGCACGCAGCACGGACTTCAGGAGCACCTCGGCTTGGAAGACATTGCCGGGGGCCACCACCAGTTGGCGGGGCACCAGACGGATCTTCTTGCCGTTGTTGTCCACGGCCTGACGGATCTGGATGAGCATCTGCTCAAGCGAGGTCTGCGACAGGTTCGCGGCGGTGGTCAGCAGGTTGCTGAAGGTGCCGTTCACGATGGGGTGCGAGGCACTGTTCAGTGCCACACCGTCACCACCGGGGTACGAGGCGTTGAATGCGCGGTTCAGCACATTGGCGGCCAGCGTTTCCTTGGTCTCGATCAGGGACTGAGCGAGGTGGCGGGCATACACCTGACCGATACGGATGTGGTCGCCGTCCTCAACCAGCACTTTGGTCAGGGCGAAGGCGAGGCCATACACCTTGTACACATAGCGCTTGAGGAACAGCACACCACCCTGCTGATAGGTCACCGGAGTGCCATCAGGCAGTTCCGGCGCAGCGCCGAAACCGTACAGGACGGGTTCTTCGTGGTAGTTGCGGGGAATGCCTTGCTGTTCGCGGAACACTCGGCTCCACTCATCAGCACGCTGGTCGTAAACGCCATCGAAGCATTCATTCAGGATTGGTTCAACGATTGACCGAAAGTCGGTACTACGCATCGGAGCGGCCATGATTCACCCCTTTCTTAGATGGCGTTAACGGCCGCATTGAACTGCGACTCGTTGACAGTTACGCGAACAATCGTGAACGCATCGCCCCAATCGTTATCGGGGTACGGAGCCAGATCGCGAATCAGCATCTGTGCGCTGTTGCCAGCACCGACCAGAGTGGTCGAGAGCGTGCATTGCGACAGGCCGGTCGTGGTCGAGCCAG